TTCATGATGCACAAATCTCTCACACCGCATATCGTGGCGTGAAGTTTGAGTGCAAGCATGGCGTTGCTGACGAAGTACATGGTACATTCTGCTATCGCGGTCACACTTATCAGAAGTGATATGGAGAACTATGTCTATCATTATGATGACATGGATAAAGATAGCAGACCACCTGCCTGCTACCAACTAACCTATAGGGGGTGTAGGTATTGGTCTTGCTATCGGATACACTTGCGAGAATGGTTTGAGGATATGTTATCCGTAGAACCTATCTTCAACAGGAAGGGTTGACACCCTTCCTTTTTTTGTGCTACTATATAATGAAAGGGAGGGTGTAATGGATAAAGAAAGACTCAAACTAATCTACAAAAATCTTAAATCTCTTTTGAATGCATTGGAGTCTGAGATCTATTCAGACCCATCTAGCTATACAAAACAAAAAAATTATGGTAGAATGAACACAAATATCATACTCGATGATGACGATGACGGTTATCCTGATTGAAAATGACCAGACTAAAAGACCAAATTAGATTAGCAACATTAGCTTTGGAGCATCCAGAGTTATATACTGACGCCGAACTTGTTTATATGAAGAGACAACTTCGTCATGCTAAAATTGAACTAGATAAAAAACGAGCTCGTAAAAACAGAGGATTTGCAAATGAGTCAAGTGAAACTGGTGACAGTAACCCCAGAAGCGGAACAGATGATGGGGTATGTAGCACGGGTGAGCAACCCAGCGAACCAGGAGAATCCTAATGTATCAGGACTGCTGAAGTATTGTATCAAGCACAACCACTGGTCTGTGTTTGAGCAGTCGTTCATGACTCTGGAGATTGAAACTAGCAGGGCAATCGCAGCTCAAATATTACGTCATCGTTCGTTCACATATCAAGAATTTTCTCAGAGGTATGCTGATTCTTCCCTACTCGCAGAGGCGATCCCAGTTCCAGAACTTCGTCGTCAAGACACCAAGAATCGTCAAAATTCTATTGACGACCTGGATCCTGAGTTTGTAGAGTTGACTAACAAACAGATTGATACCTACTTTAAACAGGGTATGAGTTTGTATCAACACATGTTGGACTGTGGAGTCGCAAAGGAGTGTGCTAGAATGGTGCTTCCCCTAGCAACGCCCACTAGGATTTATATGTCGGGCTCATGCAGGTCATGGATCCATTACATCACTCTGAGATCTGCTAATGGAACTCAGAAAGAACACATGGATATTGCATTGCAATGCCGTGAAATTTTTACAGAACAGTTCCCTATTTGTGCAGAGGCACTTGAATGGTTATGAAAACACTTACACTAGAAGATTATCAAAGGGCAGGTGAACAGTTCTGGCCTAAGTATTGGTACATTGCCAAAGAACTTGGGGAGGATGCTAAACCAGAGCAAGTTCTCAAGGTCATGGAAGCGATTGGTGGAGTTGCATTGAAACTCGCACTGGAAGATAAACTATCACCATTTGGATTTAATAAGGAGAAAAAAGATGCCGACCTACCCAGTTAAAAATCTTAAGACAGGAGAAACAAAAGAACTCTACATGTCTATGGCAGATTATGTCCAGTGGAAAGAAGAAAATCCTGACTGGGACAAAGATTGGTCTCAAGGTTGTGCTAGTGCTGGCGAAGTCGGTGACTGGCGTGATAAGATGTCGAAGACACATCCTGGTTGGAAGGATGTAATGTCTAAAGTAAAACAAGTTCCTGGAGCAAACATTCAAGGTTGGTAATTTATGGCAAGAGGTAGAGGCAACAAAGCACCTGGACAAGGCATGTCTAGGAAGCAACTAAAGCGTAGGAAACCCATTAACGAATCCTATTTGCTTGACATTACACCCTTAACAGACACGCAAGAATCATTCTTTGCTGACTGGACTGAGGGTAAAAACATTTTTGCTTATGGTGCAGCAGGCACGGGCAAGACATTCATTGCATTGTATCTTGCGCTTCAGGATATCCTGGATGAGAACAGTGCATATGAAAAACTATACATCGTTCGTTCGCTAGTTGCTACTAGAGAGATTGGTTTCCTCCCTGGTACACATGAAGATAAAGCATCTCTTTACCAGATTCCATATAAGAATATGGTAAAGCATATGTTCGAGATGCCAGACGACAATTCATTTGAAATGTTGTATGAAAATCTTAAGGCACAGGAGACTATTTCTTTCTGGTCTACATCTTTCCTTCGTGGAACTACGCTAGACAATGCAATCATTATTGTTGACGAGTGTCAGAACTTGAACTTCCATGAACTGGATAGTATCATGACTCGTATCGGACAAGACAGTAAGATCTGTTTCTGTGGTGATGTGAATCAGTCTGACCTACAAAAAACAAATGAGCGCAATGGTATCCTAGATTTCCAGCGCATCTTGCAAAACATGGAAGAGTTTTCCATGGTTGAGTTCGGTGTCAATGACATCGTTCGTTCTGGACTTGTTAAGTCATATCTTATTAGTAAAATGTCGCTCGGTTTCTAATGAATCTTTTTAATCATGTTGGTGATCTGACACCTGTTGAGATGACCGCTGAAATGGTAGACGGTAAGCGCGTCTACCTTACACCATCTGGTAATCAATATCCGTCAATCACCACCGTGATTAGTAATAATTCAAAGAAGCAAGCTGGTCTTGCTCGGTGGCGTGCTCGCGTTGGTAAAGAGAAAGCAGCAAATATTTCTGCTCGGTCTGCTGGTCGTGGCACAAAATACCATAGTATCACTGAAGACTATCTCAACAATCGTTTGAATCTAAAAGAGTATAGTAAGTTTCCTCTTCCTGTACTCATGTTTCAGCATTCTAAGGATGTACTTGACCGCATAAATAATATACATCTACAAGAGGCAGCACTGTACTCTGACCATCTAGAAGTAGCTGGTCGAGTTGATTGCATCGCTGAGTTTGATGGAGTTCTATCCATCATTGACTTTAAGACTGCTGCAGAACCAAAGAAAGTTTCTTACCTGTACGATTATTTTGTACAGGAAACAGCGTATGCATGTTGTCTACAGGAATTGTATAACATTACAGTAAAGCAACTGGTTACGATCGTTGCTTGTGAAAATGGAGAGACTCAGGTTGTAACTGTTCCTCCAAAGAAAGAGTATTTACTACGGTTAATTGAGTACATCGACGAGTATAAGATCAAGCATGGACAAATCACAACTACTAGAGGATAAATTTATGACCCCTGCAAAATTTTCGCAGGAAGTTGAGAAGATTGCTATTCACAATGCAGATATGAACTACATTGATGCAGTCCTACATTTCTGTGAAGTGAATGAGATTGAGGTAGAATCCGTACCTAAACTATTGTCTAAACCATTGAAAGAAAAGATTAAATATGAAGCGCAGAAGCTTAATTACATGAAGAAAACTTCTAGAGCAAAGTTGATGTTAGTCTAATGGGTAAGTTCTTTCAATCAGAAATGGTGCGTGGTGACATCCAAGAGATGACCGCACTTCAAGAATATTGTTTTAGATGTGCCATGAATATGGCACTGTTGAATAACGAACAGAAACTAGATTATTTTGAAGCACTAGGAAAATTAATTGAGAAGCAAAAGTTATTCTATCTGAGGATCAATCTCAGTGATGATGAAGAAGCACAATCTATTTGTGAAAACATGAAACAAGCAGTGATCATGCTTGGTGGTGATCCAAACATGTCTGTCCTTGATATGTTTGATGATCTAAGTGAAAAACTAGAGCAGTTTAAGAAGCAAGTTAGAGGCACAGGGGGTTGACGCCCGACCCTGTGCCCATGTATAATGACTGAGTGATAGGGCATCACACAAACCAAATCCAAACTAATCCGAGAAAATCCTATGTCTTTCGCAGATCTGAAGCGTAAATCCCAGAACAATTTTTCCTTCCTTCAAAAGGAATTGGAAAAGTCCGCTAGCGGTAAGCAAGTTGACGATCGTTTCTGGAAACCAGAGGTTGACGCTTCTGGCAACGGGTACGCTGTTATCCGTTTCCTCCCCGCCCCCGAAGGTGAGACCATCCCCTGGGCGAAGGTGTATTCCCATGCCTTCCAAGGTCCTGGTGGTTGGTACATCGAGAACTCCCTGACCACTCTCAACGAGAAAGATCCCGTTGGCGAAGTCAACCGCCGTCTCTGGAACAGCGGTAGTGATGAAGACAAAGAGACTGCCCGTAAGCAGAAGCGTAAGCTCCAGTATTACAGCAACATCCTTGTCGTGAAGGATCCTAAG